GTTTCGTATCTCTTACCAAAGACGGATTACCATTATGGATTCCGTCGGCGGTAAGGAGCCAAATTAAACAGAAGGATAAGAACGCGATCCGTATGTGGGCTTCCATCCTCAATACTTTTAAGGGTATTAAGGGTACATGGAAGAAACCATCTACGGAAACCATTTGTACCCCACGATCAACGGGCTCTTTCAAGCACCTTACGCAGTTTGCGTACAGTTTTTGGGCGTGTCAACGACTCGTTCCAAAGAGTCTGATATATTCGGTCAGATCGTACGTGGAAGAACTCAATGATGATGAAAAATATCATATATCATCGAGGGCCGGTCCAAACGGATCACCTTCCTACTCCGCAAACATCATCTTATATGATATTGTGGCGTGGTTGGGTCACCCTAAGGGCCTCTCCCTCCTAAAAACCCTGGCGAAAGATCTCGGTATGTGGCATATCAGCAATGATATCAACCTCATACTACGTTACCTTAAGACAAGGTTGCCGATCGACCTTGATATCTTTTCTAACCATCTGACCCACCTTTACAGTGACCCAGAGAATAAACTTAATCAGGTCCGTCCTAATTACAGGACTTACACCGGGGCCCGTACGAGGCGGAAGTACAATTACTATCCGCCCGAACACTCCCCGGCGCGGAACCTTCCCAAATCTGAGCAATATCTCCAATTAGTGACTACGAAATCGTTTGTCCACACTGTGGGAGATCCCACAGTGTCAGATCTACGGTTGGCTCTTTTGCCATACCGTACGCCAATTCTTGGGAAATTATCCCTTATAAAAGAGGCGGCCGGAAAAACGAGGATCATAGCCATTAATGACTTTTTCACTCAGCAGGTACTTAAGCCTCTTCATCTATGGTTATTTGACATATGCCGATACTTCCCTCAAGATTCAACATTTGATCAAGAGGGCTCTCTGGAGAAATTCTCCCAGAGAACCGATATGGATTGTTACCATTCATATGACCTTTCGTCCGCGACAGATCTTATACCTACTCAGATCTATGAGTCGATGTTAACCCCCCTATTGGGGTCTTCTATATCGAAGACATGGATTTCTCTTCTTACTGATAAAGACTTCCACTATTCCCCAGACCAGCTTTCGAGATCCCCAAGTGACCATTGCTCTGAGGGCCACACACGTTATTTACGTGGTCAACCCATGGGAGCACTGTCCTCTTGGGGGCTTATGAACCTGGCTCATCATCTGATAAATCAGTATGCCTTTGTGTGTTCAGTTGTTCTCGATATCCAGAAGAACAAGTATCAATCTGAATACTTTTATTTGATAAAACCTTTGTCAACAGATTTTCGTGAAATTTTATTTTCCCCAGTATTATTTTCCTTGGACGTATTAGAGTCTAATTTCTATCCAGGATTTATTAATTATATAACCACATCACTATTCCGAGACAAGCACCTACCATTTGATAAGTACGTTGTACTCGGTGATGATAACGTCATCGGCCATAAGCCAACCGCAGAGAGTTATTTCTCTCTGATGGTGACCACGTACGAAGTGCCGATTAAATTGGCTAAGAGTTATGTCTCTAGTACTTTGATTAACTTTGCGAATCAAACTTACAATAGTAAGATCAATATATCGCCCATTCCTTTTAAAGAATATCTATCAATGGATGGCCTAGCTTCTCGTATCGAATTCGCTACGAGGGTTACCCGTCGGTTCTTCGCTCGTTTCAGTGTAATGGGTCTTCTGAGATACGTGGTTTCATCCACGACTTGGGAGATTCTGTCGCATAAAACGACCCTGGGACGAGTCTATGAACCGATCCTTCCATTATTATATGCGATAATGGTCATAAAGTCACCCTCCTTCATACCGTTTGTCCGTAAGGACATTCAGGACGAAGTTGATGTGACCGACCTTACCGGTAAATTCACCTTAATAGGTGCGATTTCTCGCTTATCTATTAAACTTTACAATAATACTGTCAGAAACCAGCTCATATCCTCGTGGTATGATAAAATCAATAAAAAAGATTATTCCGATCACCCCGAGCTAAGGCGCTACATAGTGTACCTGATTAAGGTACTTATGAGTCCTTATCTCGGAGATCCGAAAGAATCTCTGGATGCAAAATGGTTACCTGAATTTGATTTGGATATCATGTTCCCTTCGGATCTTCGTCTCGTTGGCCAAATACAGGCCAGACGACACGAACAGCTGTCTCTTCAGGCAGCCGTTCGCACGATTCTCCGACGGACACGAGTCCTCAACAAATTATTTATACAATGGCAAACTCTAGATCAACTATCCATAGATGACCTGTGCCTAATGTATATGGAACTTACCAAGGATCCGTCGATGGTAAGAGACATTCCTATACTGCAGAGGGTCTTTAGACCCTCTTACAATGAGGATGGTACTGAGTATTCATCTGCAACCCTTTCGGATCTTAGATCACAAATCCATTCTGACTCTTCCCTCGATAAGGAAGACGAAAGAAAGAAAATGGAGGAGGACATGACCAGTAAACTAGTCGATGCCACCCTTGATTACTTGTCGCTTGGTGGATCATTGGATATGACCACACCGTACGAGAAAGTCGATACTACCCAGTTGTCTTCGAAAGAGGATGAACTGTATTTCACGGGTTTCCAACCCGGGTACGCCTATCCCATGATTCCGGG